AATCTACCATAGTTCTGATAAATCGGTCATCTGTTGCCCAGTTGTTATCTGTGTTAATGTCTGTGTTTATAGCGTTAAATACATAACGATAACAAGAATATGCTGATGTAAAAAGATAATTTACATCCTCATTGAATGGTATATTTTCTAAAGCAGCAAGACCACAGATAGCAGTAAGTGTAAATTGTCTTGGCAAAGATTCGTCAGCCTCTGGATTTATTTCGTTTAATAAATTACCAGCCCAAAACAAATAAAAGGTGCTTCCGTTAGTGGATGATTCTATTTTTAGTTGCCACCTTTTATATTCGCTTGTTCTTATAGAGGCTAAAATACTTTGTTTAGCACTATTAAAAGGGTCATTGACAAACATAGTAAACTTAACCTCTGATGGAATTAGACCAGTAAATCTATCATCTGTATCTGTTTGGTATGTTAAGTCAAAACCATTACCAGCCACCTCAACATCATATTGAGTAGCTGTAGAGCTTTGTGTGTCAATTATAGAGACTTTATAATAAGTACCTCTATCGCTTTGAAATTCTCCTACTAATCTAGTATCTATTGCCATTAGTAACCTCTTGTTCTATTTCTATTGTTTCTTGCTCTGTCTGAACTTAGTAATATATCAGCTCCACTTATTACACCAAATACCTCTGTAGAGCCTCCGTTTGTTCCTATCATAGATTTTAATTTATTTAATGGAGCGATGACTTCTGGATTAGTTCTAGCTCCAGCGTACTCTCCCATAAGTCCTAAAGTAGGTCCACTTACAATTCCACCAGTTGCAAATGATGGAACTAAAACACTACCGAGCATATCTCCTAAGCCACCTACTCCACCTATGTTAGAAAATCCTAAGGCTTTGCCTATTCCCAAACCACCTATAATGGCATTTAATGCAGCAGTTGCAGCTAATTGCGCTAGTAGAGCCTTAGTTGCTCTTTTAGCACCTTCAATAAAAGAAGTGAAAAAACCATCTGAACTCTGTAACGCTTGAGCAAAAGTACCTTGTAAAACATTACCAAAGCTAACAAATATTTGACTCATTTCTAAAGCTACAATATCCATTCCAGATAATGTTTCTTCAAAATCTTCTACTATTGGTTCTAAAGTAGCAAAATCATTTTTTACTTCTTTTAAAGCTACTGACATAGCTTTTATTGGCTCTATTCTTTCTGGTATTCTACTACGCTGAATCGCTGGAGTTGTAGGTGTTGTAGGTGTAGGTACAAAAGGAGCAATAGGCTCAAAGTCTCCTACTACTTTATTGTATTCTTCGTACTCATTTTGTAAGTCTACAATTCTTTTAATAAAATAACCAACAGCAGCAGCAGCAGCAATAAAAGGAGCAGCACTTAAACTAACAGCCCCAGCTATAGCAGTAAATAATGGTATTAAAGTACTAATAGTTGTAACTAAACTACCAAATAGAATTAAGACTGGTCCAGCAGCAGCAAGTATAGCACCATATTGAACTATGTTCTTTTTTTGCTCATCAGTTAAACTACCTATTGCTTTAGATAATTTTTGTAAACCTTTTGTTAATGGGTCTATAAACTCTAATATAATTCTACCAAATTCTTCTAATACAACATCCCCAAGCTCGTTTCTTAATTGTTCTAGTGGACCTAAACCTTCTGTAGCTATAGTCTTAGCTGCGTTAGCCATTGACTCTGAAAATTTATCTGTCAGCCTTATAGCTCTTTCTTGTTGAGTCATTGTAGGCTCTAAGCCAGTTTTCATATATCTAGCTAAAGCGTCAGTTGTTGTTCCAACAGATTTACCAACTAAAGTTGCTGCAGCAGCTAAATCCATTTTAAACATAGTAGCAAAATCTTGCACTCCAGGCATTATCATTTGAATCTGTTCTGAAGTTAGACCTAGTGTTGCTAACATAGCTTGAGCCTCTATAGTTGCTTCGTCTCCAAATAGAGTAACCTTTTGTAAGTCTTGTGCTTGTTTTTTTAATACCTCAAAAGCATCTGCACTATTTCCTAAAGCATTTCTAAGTTTAGTCTCTGCTTTTATTTGTTCATCAAAAGCCTTAACACTAGCTGCACCAAAAGCTATGATAGGTAAAGTAAGTCCAGTCGAAATAGTACGACCTAGAGACTTCATATTATTGCCAAACTTTTTCATAGACCTCATAGACTTCTTGAGGCTACTCTGGAATTGCTTATCGTTTAATGATAATTTTATGCTTAATGTTTTACTCTGTGCCATTGTCTTTATTTAGCAATTCGTACTTCTTTTTAATATATTCTGCTCTTTGTCGTTGTTTTTCGATGTCGGTCTTAACTTGTTTCTTCTCCCAATCAAATTTAATTAACTTGTCTGGAGTTAGGTTTTGTCCTTTCTTAGTATGTGGCTGTAAATTAACACAAGCCAACCATCTCACTCGTTCCCATTCCCATTGCTGTTCTTTCTCTACTCTATCGTTTACGCCTTTCTGCATACAGAGAAACTCGTGGAAAGTTAAACTCCAAAAGTCTTGAGGTAGTAATCCGAAGCCATAACCTATAGCCTCTAACTTATCCCAAGTTACTTCTTCTTTGCCACTTTCTTCGTGGCTTTGTCGTTTCCCTCCGTTTCAAATTTAGCAGAGAATTGATTAGAGAATATCTCTAGCACTTTATTAAGTGCCTCAAAATCTTCGTCTAACAAGTCAGCGACATCATCAACATTTAAAGAACATTCTTGACCACTCACTCTAGAGCCGTCTTTTATTCCGTTTAGGATTAGATAACAAGCATCGTCTAAGCTCATACCATCTCCTAGCTTATCTAAGTCAGCTAAACTTCTACCAGTATCTTTACAAAATAACCTCAATGAGTTCATTCCAAATCTTACTGGGTAATCTTTTCCGTTTATTATAACTACTTCGTACATATCTTTGTTAGTTTAAATTATTGCTAGTTGGAGCAGAGCCTAAGCTCATACCCCAACCAACAAAGAAATTATTATCCTACAGTTAATGCTCCAGTTCCCTCTATTGAAACAGAGTAAGTTGGTGCGTCTTCAGTTCCTCCACTTACTTCAATTGAAGTAATAAATCCAGAGCCACTCATATTATAAAGAGTACCGTCATCTATACCAAATACAAATGTAACTGCTGTTCTATCCAACGCTTGAGTAAATAATTCTTGCACATCAGTATCTCCAGCAGTTGCTGAGAAGTCCATAAGACCATCAGCCGAAAGACTGAAAGATTTTTGACCACCTAACAAATCTCTGAAACCAGCAGAGTCTTTAGTTGAGATGTCTATTGTATCTACGTTCATACTTAATGATACATTCTGTGAGTGCATCAGTTTTACAGCCACCCCAGCAGAAGCGGGACTGACTTTTAGGATTAAATCCGTTCCGTTAAAAATCATTTTTTAAAATTTTAAATTCATAAATTAGCTAATATCTAAATCCTCAGAAGTTTCCTTCTTCTTAGACTTTTTCTTTGTTGTATCTATTGCATCGTTATGCTGTAAGAAGTTAAAGACTGCTCTTACTACTTTGTAAGATTCGCCTTCTACATATTCTACTCCTCTACACTCAATGTTCTTTTTTATCTTTACTTTATAGGTTTCCATATTTATCTATTTATGTTAAATCTGTAATCTTGTGCTATACCATATAAACCAATAGAACCAGCAGAATCATCATAAAGCTCGTTCTGGTCTTGGTAAAATATCTTGTCTACTACTACTCCACTATAAGTGCCACTAACGTAGTCTAGAGCTGTTCTAACGTGACCAGCTAGAGTTAACATATCAGCGTAGCTATTATGATAAATGCTTATCTGTACTCTAACATAGTCATACTCACTTACTCCGTTCTTAGTGTTGTTAGGCTCATCTCCAAACATCTGATAAGTAATGTATGGTAACTTAACGTCTGTTGGAAAGTTGTAACGACTAGGAAATATTCTTAAATTACCGTCAGTAGTAACTAAAGGAGCTACGTTAGAGTTATTGCTTAAAATATTATATATTACTTTCCCTATCTCCATTACTTCATTCTTTTGTCAATGAGTTTTTTTATTTCTACTATTACACTATTGATTGCTGTGTTACCTTTACTAGCAGCAGTCTTATCTAACATTCTTAGTCCTGGTATTCCTCTAAATCCATACTCTAAGAAATAGAAATAAAATCCAGACTTCTCTTTAGTAGCAAATGATTTTTTAACTCTTGGTCCTACATATACCGTAGGTGGTTTGCCTTTTACGTTCTTACCATTAATTATACCTAAAGACTTTTTAAGTTGTTTAGATTCAACTGGTACAATAGATTTAAGCTCTTGAAGAATAGGCTTAGCAGCTTTTCGCATTCCTTGTCTTAGTAGTGTTTTGTTTTTACTATCAGACATATTAAGCTTCTCTAAGTCCTTAATCAAAGAATTTAGTTCTCTCTCATCAATGGTAGCTGTAACAAAACCAGCGTGACCACCTTGATTACCTCTTAATATTTTAGTAGTTCCTATTGCCATTATTGCTCTGAAAAAGGATTAATACCGTTATCTATCAATATGTTTATCCAATCTATTTCCTTAGTATATAAGTCTACATTGTCCCACTTAGTCTCTAAGCATTGATAGGTTTCTAGCACTCCATACGATACTATCGCATCACTATCGTTCCAAACGATGTAGTAACTCTTTACCTCTGGGTAGCATATTTCTGTTAATCTTAAACTCATTACGTTGTTAGTTGTGTTAGTTCGCTATCACTTAAAGCCTCATTAAATACTGCTAGTGCTTTGCATTTGCCGTAGAAAGGTAGTGCAATATTGCCACTTGTGAACTGCAATGTACCTAAACCAA